CGGAGAGCCCGACGCCGGTGGCCCCGGCCGCGGCACCGAGCCCGGCGATCGCTACCAGCCCGAACGCCGCCGCCCCGGCCACGGCGAAGGCGGCCGACGAGGCGATCTCGGTGATGCTGCCGATGGCCGCGTTGACGAGCGGGGCGAGGTCGGCACCGAACCCGGCGACGATCGCCACCATGATCTTGCCGCCGTCCTGCAGGCTGTCGCCGAGGCTCGACGAGAAACCGCTGCCGGTACCGCTGGCCATCTTCTTGCCCGCGCTATTGCCTGCCTCGGTGGCCGCGGTATCGACCTGGGCCATCGTCCCCGACCAGGCGGCGCTGAACGGGTCGAACCGTGGCTCGATCTCCGGGTGGATGTCGTGGAATAGCGCGTCGAGCGCCGCCTTGTCGGCGAACAGGCTGCGCCACTGCATATCGGTATCGACGGCGATGCTGATGGTGTCTTCCAGCGTCATCCGCTTGAAGGCGAACAGCTGGAGGTTGGCCTCGGCCGTGTCGAGGTCCAGCTTCATCTTCGCTTCGAGCGCCGATATCTCGTCGCGTAGGGCGATGCCCTCGGCCAGCGCCAGGGCGGTGTGCATCTCGACCTGGAAGTCGATGTCGTCTTCTTCTTGCTGCAGCCGGAAGGCGACGGCCTCGGCCCCGGCCTCGGTGAGCGCCTTGGTCAGCGAGCCCTTCCACTCGATCTCCTCGCGCTCCTCGGCCAGGCGGAACCCCTCGGCCTCGGCGGCGGCGTCGAAGACCGACTTGGTCAGCGACGCCTTCCACTCGATCTCCTTGGCCTCCTCGGCGAGCCGGAACGCCTCCGCCTGCGCCTCGGCCTTCGCCGCCTTGATCGCCATCCGAACGTTGAGCTCGGCCTTCTGCAGGGTGAAGGCGTCGACGACCGCCTGGGCCTTGGCGATGTCGGCGTTGAGCGTGACGTCGAGCCCCGGGTGCTGGGCCTGGAAGGTGTCGAGCTGCTCCTGGGCGTTGGCGATCTCGAGGTCCAGGCGAACCTCGATGTCGTCGAGCTCCTGGTCGTAGCGAACCTTCCGGAGCTTGTCGAGCGCCTCCTGTAGCTCAGGGGTGATCGGGATCTGGATGTCGTCGAACTCTTCGTGCTGACGCCACGCCTTGACCAGCCGGTTGATCTCGGTGAAGTCGGGCTGCAGCGTGATCGCCAGGTCGTTGAGCTCCTGGTTCTCGCGGTACGCCCCCAGGCTCTCCTTGATCTTGGAGAGGTCGGCATCGACGGCGATGTCCCACTCCTCGGAGGCGATGACCGCCTTGAGGCGTTCCAGCTCGGCCTTCAGCTCGCCGGCGTCGACCCCGAGTTCGAGGTCGTCGATCTCCTTGAGCTCGCGCTCGATCTGCTTGGCGAGGAGCTTGACCTTGTCCAGCGCCTCGCGGGTGTTGACGTCACCCAGCTCGTCGGAGAGGGCGCGGGCACCGGAGATACCGGCCTCGCGCGCACCTTGGGTGATCTGCGCCTTGAGTTTGCCGGTATCGGCGTCAACCGTTACTTCGACTGATCCGACGTTGCGTGGCACCGCTCGGGAATGCTAGGCGACGACCCCTTCCGGATCAGCGACTACCTGCGGCGGCTGGATGCCGAACGCCGAGGCGAAGGCGACGAACGACGCCCCCTCGTCATCGAGCTCGGCCTGGCTCGGCTTGCGCCCCCCGCCGTCGAGCGGGCGTTCCAGCTCGCGGATGAACGCCTCCGGGTCCTTGACCCGCTCGCAGATCCACGACTGGATGGCGTTGCAGAAGCGGTCGGGGCTCAGTTCGAAGTAGTTGCCGGCACCGTGGCGGATCGCTTCACCGTCGATTTGCGCCCAGTACCGTTCGGCGTTGGCGAGGAGACGGAGGACGGCCTGATAGGGCGGCCGGACCACTCTCCGATCAGGTCGTTGCTGATCTCGGAGAGGACGTCGATGTCCATCCCGTCGCGGAGCTTGGCCTCGACCTTGCGCCAGTCGGCGTCGCCGAGCACGTCGGAGAAGAACTCGATCAGCGCCTCGATCGAGCGCATCCCGCCGCTGCGGCCGCCGTGGAAGAACAGCGACAACTGCCCCGTCGTCGGGCACTTCGCCGTCATCTCGTCGTCGCCGAGCTTGAACGTGATGTCGGCGTTGTTGTTGAACACCGCCCGCCCCGTGGCGACTTCGTACTCTCGCATCCACTGCCTCCCGTGATTCGGTCCCAGCATCGCGCAGCGAGACCGCCTGCAGGCTACATATCGACGCGCGCTGTAATCCCGGCCGAGCCCATCGCCCCGATCAGGGCGCGGGCAAGGATGTGCTGTCCGGCCCGGGCGTTGGTGTGGTCGCCGACGCGCTTGGGCATCTTGCCGATCCGGGCGTTGTACGCTCGCTCGCCGCGCGAGAGCGGGCGGAAGCGGCGGCGCGATATCTGGATCATGTCGGGGAGCTTGCCCGGCCCACCGACGCGCTGGATCGCCCCGTCCCACTCGGTCCAGGAGAAGATCTGCATCTTCCACGACGCGCTCCGACCGCGCTCGACGTAGATGGCGTGGTCGGCCGAGTTGGTCACCCGGGCGACGACGTGGTGCCCGGACGAGCCGCGGCGGTCGAAGTCGAAGCTCGCCTTGTACGTCCCGACCTCGCCGCCGCGGTGCTCGGCGTTCATCGGGTCGTTGATCGGGGCCATGCCCTCGGCGTTGCTCCGGACCTCCTGGCCGATCTGGTCACGCCACTCGTAGACCCCGCCGCCCGGGGTGTTGAGCGCCGAGATGATCGCCTTGTCGTCGATGCGGACCTTGACTCCGGAAGCCATCAGTCGAGGTTCAGGTAGGCGACCCAGAACCCGCCGACACAGCCGCCGGCGGGACCGGCCGGGAAGTAGCGCTCGACGCTGACCTCGTAGCCGCAGCACTTGATCGCCGTGTGCAACGCCTTGGCGTCCATCACCTGGGCGAGGACGACCTCGCTCATCACGATCGGCGAGGCGATCTCTCCGTCCTCGGGCGTCGGCATGCAGCGCAGCGCGCCGACCTCGATCGCCCAGGCGAGGGGGCGGGCGCACTGGATGTCGATCGACGGGGTGGGGAAGCTCTCGAAGGGGAAGACCCCGGCAGCGCGGACGTAGCCCATCCCGCAGGTCCCGCCCGAGCACGAGCCGCAGTACTCCCACGACACCGCCGCCCCGGGGTAGAGCCCGCACCAACAGGTCGGCCCGGCACCGGTGGCGGTGAGCTCGGCGCAGACGCAGTCGGCGAGGTCGATCAGCGCCAGGGCGACGGCGGGCGGGGCGACCGGGAGCCCCTGGTCGGGGATCGTCGTCATAGCGCCCAGGATGCCGTGCAGGTGATCCGGTCGTTGGCGTTGTAGTCGACCTCGGCCGCACCGGCGTAGAGCTTCACCCACACGGCGTCGGTGCCGACCTGCACCATCACTCGGCGGGCGACCGGGGTGAACACGTCGTCGCTGCACAGGTCGATGTTGTGGATGAACAGGGCCTCCCACGGAGGGGGGACACCGGCCGGGTAGTTGCAGACCTTGAACGCCGTGGCCGAGGCACCGGTCTCGGCGACCGAGCGCTTGACGTTGGTCATCCGCATCGTGACCATCGCGTCGTTGACGCGGAAGTCCATCGCCCCGCTGACGTTGGGCTCGTAGGTGACGGTGTAGGTGGTGCCAACCACCACCGCCGGTCCGACGGGACCGGTAGGGCCGGTAGGGCCAGTAGGTCCGCTCGGCCCGATGGGGCCGACGGTAGGCACCGGCAGCCAGACGCCGGTGGACGGGTCCTTGACCTTGAAGGCGACCATCAGCTGACCGCCCCGGCGGCGCAGGGAATCAGGGTGAAGTGCCCGAAGTCGTTGCCGTCCATCGTGGCGCTGGCGCTCATCGTGATAGCGAAGGCGTAGTCGCCGTCGGAGGGGACGGTGATCACGGACACCCCGCAGTTCATCATGTGATGGACGTTGACGGCGTTGAAGTAGTGCTTCGACTGAGCGACGTTCGCGCCGTCCATGGTCAGGTTGGCATAGCGGATGCCGTTGGCCGAGGCGACGCAGGAGCACTGGAACATGCTGAGGTAGGTGCCCGCAGCCAGTCGCCACGTCCACGCCGACGCGGCGCTCGTCGGTGGCCCGTAGATGTGGTGGGAACGGACGTGCTCCTTGAGCACTACGGCGGGCATCGCCACCGGGAGCGGGTCGGGCTCGTCGGTGTCGACCCATAGCTCGACGGTCGGGATGAGCAACGCGGGGTCGTCGGGGCCGATGAAGATTTCGTCGTTGGCCGCCGCCCCGATGACCGAGGCATCGGTGTCGTACCAGAGCTCGGCCTCGGGGTTGGTGAGGATCGGGTCGTCCGGGGAGATGACGACCTCCTCCGGCGTCGCCGACGATACGTCCATCCAGACGCCGCCGACGTTGGCCTTGAGCACCGGCGGGGTCGAGTTGGTGTCGACCCAGAGCTCGGCGGTGGCATCGACGCCGAGGGGGTCGATGGTGTCGATGTAGACCTCGTTGGGTCCGCCGTAGTTGACGTCCTGCCAGACGCCGTTGACCTTGACCTTGAGGACGCCCATCAGACGCTCTCCAATGCGGCGACCCGGGCGCGCAGCGACTTGATCTCGGCGATGGCCAGGGCGAGCATCCCGCCGACCGAGTAGCCGCCTTCCTCGGGGCCGAGCAGCCGGTCGGCGAGCGGGCCGGGGGCGATGGTGTCGAATCCGAGAGTCGGGATCGGATCGTGGTGCGGGCGCACGAATCCCGGCTCGTTGGAGTCCGTCGCCTTGGACGAGCGGAAGTTGCGGGCGAACGTGATCGGCTGCACGGCGTCGATCAACTGGCCGACAAGCGCGGGATCGACCGGGGCCGATGTCCCGGCGACCATCTCACTGCGGTTGCGGTCTTGGAAGTGGGTCGCCGACATCGGGCCGTGACAGAGGATGCACACTTGCCCGTCGCCGTAGTCCGCCCACTGGGTCACCTCGTTGAAGCCCTCGGAGCCGACGTTGACGTACATCTTCGCGTGCGCGTCTCCGGCAGCGTCGGAGATGTATCCCTTGAGCTGAAACACTTTCGTGAGATTCAGACGGCGGGCCTCCAACACGTTGAAGTAGTAGCCGTTGTTGTTCGAGTCGCAGTCGACGAAGAAGTGGCTGTTGTTGCTCCCGTTCGACCCGTTGATGACGATGTAGCCGGGGCCGTCCGTGCCGGTGTCCTGGATGCGGTAGCGGGCGTCGGCGGTCGCCAGGGTCATGATGTTCGACCCGCCGTTGCCGTCGTTGTTCTCGATCTGCCACTCGGGGTTGCCCGACGAGCGGCGCAGCCTCATCCCGGTGCCGACCTTCTTGTAGACGTAGCCGTTGCCGTTGAAGCGGAGGCCGTGGCCGTCGGTCGGGAAGTAGAGGTGGCCGCCGTTAATCTCCGCCCCGTCCGAGCTGATCCGCCCCCACTGCGCCCCGGTCATCCCGTTGGCCCTGATGCGGACGTGCGACGAGGCGAACAGCGTCAATGAGCCCGACTCGATGCCAAGCCCGAACGATTGCGCGTAGAGGTAGAGCTTGGCCGTGGGGGCCGCCTCGTTGGGCCACTGGATCACGGCGTTCGACGGCATCTGGATCGTGCCGCCCCAGTCGGCGTCACCGGGATCGGACGAGCGCTTGATCAGCGCCTGGCCGAGGATGCCGCCCGGGGGAAGTGACCCGCCGCCGCTCGCCGTCGGTACGGCGTCGGTGTCGTACCAGAGCTCCATCGTGTTCGCCGGGTCCACGCTGTCCGGATCGGCGTCGTCGATCGCCACCTCGTCGCTGCCGCCGGTCGCCGTCGACACCGGCACCCAGATGCCGCCGACGAGCCCGTAGAGGATCGGCGGGGTGACCGCGGTGTTCAGCCACATCTCGGCCTGCGGGTTGGTCGCCAGCGGGTCGACGTCGGTGATCGCCACCTCGTCCCATCCCGGCCCCGGTGGTCCCTGCGGTCCGGGCGGTCCCTGGATCAGGCCGATGTCGATCCAGCCGGTGACGTTGAGGGCGACGCCGACGAACTGGAACAGGTGGCCGTCGAGCGGGTCGGCGTCCTTGTCGTAGTAGAGGCTCTGGCCGGTGACCATCTGCTGGGCGGCGGGGGGCTTGCCGGGTCCGTCCCAGTCGACCGGCAACAGCCCGTCGGGGGGCAGGTCGGCCGGGGTGGTGATCGCCCCGAAGTTGCCGATGATGACGGAGGTCTGGCCGGGTGGCCCCTGCGGGCCGACGCCGACGATGTTCACCCACGCGCCGGTGGTCGGGTCCTTGACCTTGAGCATTCCGGGCATGGCGTCAGTTTGGCCTGGGGTAGTTGAAGTAGACGGGGATGCGAGTGTGCACCTGCCAATCGAGCGTGCCGATCGACTCCTTGACCGAGAGCAGGCCGTCGGCGCGCAGGCGGAGGTCGAACAGCGAGCTCGAGCCCAGCGTCTCGACGCTCATCCGCGAGTCCCAGAGCTCGTAGGGCGGACGCCACTCGACGGGCAGCGTCACCACGTCGGTCCAGTCGCCGCCGTAGGGGGCGTCCTTGCGCAGGCAGAGGTTGAGCACCACGCCGAAGCGGTTGCGCCACGCCTTGCACGGCCCGATGGTGAGGTCCGAGTACCAGCCGGCGTTGAGCAGCAGGTCCACGTCCAACTGCTCCCAGGTGTAGTCGACGGTGCGGTCGACGACGCTCGCCGCCGAGATGCCCGAGTCGAACAGCACGTCACCGGCCACGGTCGGGGTGGCCAGCGTGCCGGTAACGGCGAGGTCATCGACGGTCAGCGTCGGGACGGACCCGCCACCGCCGAGGGGGATGAACGGCCCGCTCCAGGCGTAGGTCGTGGCGTCGACGCGCACCAGCGCCTGGTCCACCGACCCGCCCGGGGGAAGGTCGGCCGGGTCGGTGGGATACGGCTCGTCGGGGTCGAACCACAGCTCGGCGTTGGGGTAGAGCACCGGGTCGGGCGGGTCGATGCCGTAGGCGACCACTTCCTCGCTCGCCGTGTCGAGCACGTTCTCGGGGCCGGTCGGACCAGCCGGGCCTGTCGGTCCAGCCTCACCCGCGCTGCCCGCGCCGCCGATGGGCACCCACGTGTTCTTGGTCGGGTCCATCGGGTCCCAGACCTTGAGCGTCCCCGGGTACTCGTACGGGAACGTGTCGCTCATGCCGACCTCGGGTAGCCGAACTGGATCGGGATGCGGGTGTCGTCCTGCCAGTCGAGCGTAAAGCCCTTCATGTTGACCTGGACGCTGCCGGTGTTGGTGACCCTGATCTCGAACAGCGAGCCCGACTCGTCCGTCTCCACGCTCATCCGGGTGTCCCAGAGGTCGAAGCCCGGCCGGTAGCCGACCGGGAGCGAGCCGGGGTTGAGTACGTCGAGCCAGGTGTCCTCGACCCACGTCCCCGGCACCCGGTGGACGGCCATCATCAGCGAGACGGAGTAGCGGTTGCGGTAGGCGGCGATCATCCCGGGGAACGCCCCGCTCTGGAAGTCGGCGCTGTCCCAGTTGGGGGCCAGGGACGGGGTGAGGTCGATCACCTCCCAGGTGTAGGCCGAGCGGTCGGTGACGCTCTGCGCGCTGATCGCACCGTCGAAGTTGACGTCGCCGATCACCGTCGGTGAGGTCAGCGCTCCGACGACCGTGGCGTCGCCGTTGACCACGATGTCGCCGGTGACCGTCCCGCCGGCGACGGTCGACAGGTACGGGCCGCGCCACGACACGTCGGCGTCGGCGGCGCTGAGCTTGACCAGCGCCTGATCGGTGGTGCCGCCGGGGGGCCACGACATCGGGCCGAGCGGGGCCACCTCGTCGGGGTCGTACCACAGTTCGATGTACGGCTGGGCGGTGAGGTCCGGGGGTGCCGTGCCGACGTGGACTTCCTCGAGCGACGTGTTCAGTGGGCCGGTCGGCCCTGGTGGTCCGGTGGGGCCGACCGGCCCGGTGGGGCCCCGAGCCCCGACCGAGGAGATGTTGATCCAGGTGTTGCCACTCGGATCGTTGATGTCCTTGACCTTGAGTACGCCAGCCATCAGGGCCTCGGGTAGCAGAAGTCGATGCAGACGAGCGAGGTGGATTGCAGGTCGCCGCCGCCGCCACCCTTGAAGCACTGCACGTCGCCGCCGCTGGTGAGCCGCATGCGCAGGCCGATGGTCCCGGCGTTGGTGTTGTCCCACGTCTGCGTGACGAGCTTCTCCAGGGTGATCGGCGGGTGCAGGAAGCTGGGGTACTCGTTTCCGGCGATGAGCGGGAACCACGAGTTCTCGGTGATCCCCTGCATCGACGTGACGACCATCTGCCACGACACCATCACGTCGTTGTAGAGGATGTACTTGCCGTTCTCCCACGGGTTGCACCACGTCCCGTTGACGATCACCGACTGGAAGCTGGTCTTGCGGAGGTAGCGGGCGTCACCGTTGGTGGTGTCGATGATGTCGCGGGGGTTGGCCCCGCTGTTGTCCTCGATCTGCGGCTGCTGGCCTCCGGACGACTCGCGGATGACCATGCCGGAGCCGGAGCGCTTGAAGAACAGCCCACCGCCGACGGTCTTGAGCCCGTAGCCGTCGAGCAACATCTCGACGTGGCTGGCATGGTTGTGCTGGTGGGTGTCGTGGGTGATCAGCGGACCCCAGCCGACCTCGCCGTCGACGTCGGTCATCTTGACCAGCGGCTGCCCCCGCAGGCCCCCCGGCGGGAAGTCGGTCGGCCCGATCATGCTGGCGTCGTCGATGTCGTACCACAGCTCGGTCTGCGGCAGGAGCACGGGGTCAGGCGGGTACGGGCCGCGGAACACCTCGTCGGCTCCCTCGCCGGCGGGACCGCGGATCAGCCCCACGTCGACCCACGCCTGCGGGTCGTTGGCGAGGGTGACGTACTGGAACAGGTGCCCGTCCTGCGGGTCGAGCGGGCCGATCGCCGGGGCGTAGTAGAGCGACTGCCCGAGCTCCATCTGGTGGGCGGCTGGCGGATTACCGGGGGCATCCCAGTCCATCGGGATGAGCCCGCTCTTGGGGAGGTCGGCGGGCATCCGCGTCTCGCCGAACTGGCCGACGATGACCGTCGCCGCCCCGGTGTCGCCGGTCGGCCCCGTGGGTCCGGTCGGTCCGCTCGGGCCCGTCTCGCCCTTGAAGCCGCGGGGGCCCATCGGCCCCGGGTCGCCGCGGGGTCCCTGCGGCCCGACGATCAGGCCGAGGTCGATCCACCCGGTCGGGTCGTAGGCCACCCCGACGTACTGGAAGAGGTGCCCCTCGAACGGATCGCCGACGACGTTCGGCGACATATGGATCAGGCTCTGCCCGACCTTCATCTGGTGCGCCGTCGCCGGGTTACCGGGGGCGTCCCAGTTGGCGGGGATGAAGCCGTTCACCGGGAGGTCGGGCGGGTGCTTGGACTGGCCGAAGTTCCCGATGATGACGGTCGCCGGCCCCGGGGGACCGGTCGGGCCGACGACGCCCTGGCCGCCCATGATGTTGAGCCGCCACGTCCAGGCGTTGACCGGGACCTTCTCGAAGACGTCGCCGGTGTCGGTGCGCAGGAACCAGTCGCCCTCGACGCCGGTGGTGGCGCTCGGGTCCTCGATCCCGCTGATCCACTCCTCGGTCTCGCTGATCGGACCCTGCGGTCCGGTCGGGCCGGTCGCGCCGACGGGACCCTGAACCGTCGACGCCGCCCCGGTCGCGCCGGTCGGTCCCGCTGGCCCCGTCGCCCCGGTAGCCCCCGTCGGGCCGACGACGGTGGATGCCGCTCCCGTAGCTCCGGTGACGCCCTGCGGTCCCGTCGGTCCCATCGGCCCGGTCACGCCCTGCGGACCGGTCGGGCCGGTGACGCCGCGCGCCCCGGCCGGTCCCGTCGGTCCCATCGGCCCGGTGACGCCGACGCCGCCGGTCGCCCCGGTCATCGTCATTCGTAGCGTCCACGTCCCGCCGACCTTCTCGTAGACCGACCCGGTCGTGGTGTCGAGGTACCAGTCACCGTCGGTCCCGAGGGTCCCCGAGGGCATGCCCATGCCCTGGTGCCACGCCTCGGCCTGACCGGTGGGTCCCGTCGCGCCGGTAGCCCCCGGAGGGCCGGGGACGGTCGAGTCAGCGCCCTGTGGTCCCGTCGCCCCGCGCGGCCCGACTAGCCCGCGGGGGCCGATCGGACCCGTCGGTCCCGTCGGCCCGGTGATCCCCTGCAGGCCGCGCGGCCCGGTCGGGCCGGGGACGGTCGAGGTCGGCCCCGTTGGCCCGGTGTCGCCGCGGGGTCCGGGGACGGTCGATGTCGGTCCGGTAGGGCCGGCCACTCCCGTCGGCCCCCGCGGACCCGTTGGGCCGACGGGTCCGGCTGGTCCCGTTGGCCCGGTCGGACCAGCCGCGCCGGAGGGCCCGCCGATGCCGACGCGCACGACGGCCTGCGGCGGGCGGGCGACGCGGACGCCGATACCGGGAGGGCGGGCGATGATGTCGGTCATGGCCAGGAGACGTCCTTGTCCACGGTGAGCTCCCCGGCGACGAGCGTGGTGACCTTGCCGTCGAGGGTCATCTCGACGTCGTAGAAGTAGGTCCCGGCGAGTTGCGCCGAGATCGCCGGGAGCAACGTGCAGTCGACGACGTTGACCTCGCCCGGGTGCATCGTGACGACGAACGCCCCGACCGGGTCCTTGTCGTCGGCGCTGACCTTGATCAGGGCCTGCCACGTCGCCGTGGTCACGTCGATCGGCGTCGTCATATCGGCCTCGGTGACGACGATCATGAAGTAGCCGGTGTCACCGCGGTAGACGCAGAGGTCCTGGTCGACCGGATCGGTCAGGCAGATTTCGCCGCCCCCGCAGTCGTTGATCCGGGCCAGGCCGAGAGCGGAGCGCGAGAGCGTCGTCATGGCACCATCTTCGCGGTCGGCGTGTAGTAGCGGTGCTTAGCCCAGGGGACGTCGGGCGACCAGACGAGCGGCGGGAGGCGCTGAGCGTTCGGGTTGACCGACAGGACGTAGGCGTCGACCTCGCGAATCCCGGTCTGGCCGTTGGCGAACATCCCGTCGCCGATGGTCATCGAGATGCCCTGGCGGGCGACGGTCTGCACGCCCGAGGGGAGCCGGCACTTCGCCCCCGAGCACGCCTTGGAGAACTCGCAGGCGAGGACTCCGGCGGCCCAGAGCGCCCCGGCGTCGGGGAGGATGCCGGGGAGGTAGGTGATGATCAGGTCGATGCAGGCGGGCCAGCACTCGCGCCCGTCACGGACGATGATGTGCCCGTTCTCGACGTGGAAGTGCTCGAGCGGGAGCGAGCAGCCGGCGAGCTCGACGTCGACGATGGCGGCGACCCGGCCCGGCATGATGATCTCGCAGAGCGGCTCGCAGCCACACTTCGGCCCCGGGCAGATGCAGTTGTGCCAGTCCCCGTCGCGGTTGTACGCCTTGACCCAGCCGTCGTTCCACCACTGCCGCCACCACTGGTTGCAGGGGTCGCAGGGCGGGGTGATACAGGGGCGGACGACCGCCGGGCAGTTACCGACCTGCCCGGCCGTCAGCGTGTGTAGCGCCGACCAGGCGAGCGCCTCCGAGCGCTCACGCAGGTCGTCTGAGACGTCGGACTCGTCGCAGCAGGACCAGTCAGGCTCGAACGGTACGCATGACACGAGTCACGTCAGACCACATCGAAGGCGGCGGTGTTGGCGGCCTCGCCGCCGCCGGTGGTCACGGTGATCACGACGCCCGTCGCCGGTGCGTCGTAGACGTGGGCGATGAAGCCCCCGGAGGCGTCGGCGGGATCGTCGAGCTGGCCGTCGCCCCAGTTGACCGTGGCGATGTCGTCCTGCGGGATCGGGACCGAGTCGCGGTTGACGACGACCCGGACCCCACCGTCGACCCCGCCGCCGACCTCGGCCGATCCGGCCGGGTTGGTCCCGGGAGGCCCGGTCAGGCCGAGCGTGATGTCGGCGGTGATCGCCGCCGCACCCGGAGGCAGGAGCTCGACGCAGCCGCCGGTCGGGGCCGGCGGGGCGATGGTCGTGAACACGGCGTAGAGGTGGTCGTCGGGGTCGAGCGGGTTCGGTAGGGGCTGCGCCGGTCCCGGCGTCGAGGAGTTGCCGTCGCCGACGACGTTGTACGGGCCGGTCCCCCAGCCGTTGCCGTCCTTCGTCGAAGCGCCCTGGACGGTGAACGTGATCGCCGCGTTCTCGATCGTGAAGTCGCCGATCACCCCGCCCTGCAGGCACGGCAGGAGGAGGTAGCCGTACGCTCCGGCGTCGCCCTTGCAGGCCACGCCGGGGACGCCCATCCAGACTTCGAGGGCGAAGCCGGTGTCGCAGACCGAGACGCTCGAGTTCATCCGGAACCCGACGATGTTGCCCGCCGCGTCGAGCACCACCGGCTGACCGGTGACGATCGAGAACAGGCAGGGGGAGACCTCGCAGAAGACGATCTCGACGCCGTAGCCGAGGAACTCCGGGCAGCCTGGGTCGCGGACGCAGGTCTTGCCGTTGGCGTTGACGACCGTGATCTCCTCGGCGTCGTTGACGTTCGCCGTCAGGGCGACCGAGACGAAGCCGTCGGTGACCACCTGGTTGTCGGGACCGTACGCCGGAGCGCAGCAGCCGTCGACGCGGGTCACGCGCATGATCCGACCACGGACCAGGGGGAAGCTCTTTGGGTTGGCCATGACTAGCTCCTCTTTCGGATCATGAGCAGGACACTTCGACCTTCGCCACGAGGCAGTCGAACACTGGGACGTAGACCCGCTCGGCGAGGGCGCGCATCGGGGCGAACGTGCCGTCGTCGAACGGTTGCTGTGGGACGGAGATGGATTGCACCGGGCCGCGGAAGATCGTCACCGAGCCGGTGACGTACATCGGTGCGGTCCCGGTCGTGACGGGGACGTTGATCGCCGTGGTCAAGGGGGCGACCCGGCTCCCGCCGAGAGTCGTCAGGGTCCCGTCGAGGCTCGACTCCAAGAGGTTCCCGCAGCACCCGCAGGGTAGGTACAGGCGCGGGATCAGCAGCGTCGGCTTGCCGCCGTAGACCGTGGCGGCGAACGCCTCGGCGGCCCCGATTGCCTGGGGGAGGGGGAAGGGGCCACCGAGGTCGACGACGTTGGCGTTCGTCGAGAGGTCGAGGTCGACGTGCTGGTCGATCCCCCGGCTCTCGCCGTAGCCGAGCCGGTTGCGCGCCCGGCCCGCCGCCTCGTCGAGTTTCTGCAGGTCGCACGAGACGCCGGCGTAGAGGACGAAGGGGTCACCGACGACGTGCTCGTAGGTGTCCTCGAACAGCTTGCGCCCGGTCGGCGTGGTCGTGCACCACTCGGCCCATTCCTCGGCGGTGCCGCAGGCGTCGGTGATCGCCTCGACGCCCATCAGCTCGTGACCGTCGGTGTCGATGACCCGCGCCACCGAGAGCACCCCGCCCCCGAGGGGAGTAGGGGCCGGGAGCTCCACGATCACGCGGGCTCCCGAGTTGGCGATCATCTCGGCCATCGACTCACCTCCTTCCGGTCACTCGTTCGTTCGGATCAGGGGCCGGCCGTGGCGTCGGGCGGGACCAGGCAGGTGTCGATGTTGTTGATCGCCGTACGCCCGGAGACGCAGACCGGGATCTCGACGGCGCAGGTGTGCGTGCAGCGCTGGACGGCGAGGATGCCCTCTTCGATGAACAGCGCCGTGTAGATGTTCTGCTCCAGCGAGGTCGAGTCGTAGATGGCGTCGACGTTGATCACGTCGATCGAGCCCTTGACCCACGTACCGGCCGGGTACATCAGCACCTTGACCGAGGTCGGGAAGGTGATCAGGCACTGGTCGACCGGATCGGTCGTCGGGTCCTGGAAGTCGAACACCCACTGGACGCTCATGTTGCGGTCGGAGAACCACTTGTTCACCGCCGAGTCGGAGACGTCGGGCGGGAACTGGCGCATGCCCCAGTCGCTCTTGATCTGCTCCTTGAGCCACCACGGGGCGACGACCTCGATGGTGTGGCTCTGCGCCATCCGGTAGCGGTAGCGCATCCCGACGGCGGTGTAGCTGATCGCTTCGAGCGAGACGCTGATCGCCCCGGTGTCGATGGCGTACGACGAGGTCCCGGCGGCGAGCTCCATCGTGTTGATCAGGTAGGCGTTGACCTTGTGCTGCTGGGCGACGAGCGCGCCCTCCATGAAGCGGCGCACGAGCTCGGGGTACGTCGCCTGCGTGACGAGCGGGGCCTTGACGCAGAGCCCGATCAGGTCGGCGCGGATCTCCTCGAACGGCGGGCAGTCGACGATGCAGCACGTCTTCGTCGCCGTCCCGGCGATGACGTCGGCCTCGGTGAACTGGAAGCCGCAGTTGGCGTAGATGTCGCCGAAGTCGGGACCCTGCGTCCAGCGGATGCCGCCGCGGTTGATGCTGATCTCGGGGAGGTCCAAGATGCCCTGGACCGTCTCGAACTGGCAGAGGTCGTAGAGCGTCTCGGAGGGGGAGCACCATCCCCCGGCGGCCACGAGAGAACCGCCGGGGAGACGGCGCTCGTCGCCCGCTTGCCAGACGAGGTCGTAGTCGCTCGTCTCGGACGTCTGAACGAGGTTCCCGAACCCTTCCTTGCGGATCAGCGCCGCCCCGTAGCGGTGCACGACCCCTTCGTTCCCGCCGATGCGCTGCGTCGGCAGCGCCTTCATCCGGGCGATCACGGCCTGGGCGGCGGCGGTCAGGCCGTCGAGCGGAGCGCCGGTCGGCAGTCCGGGGACGTCGGCTGCGGCCGAGAGCGAGGCGACCATCGAGCGGGGCCGGGGGACCGCAGGCGGACTGGAGTTCGCCGCGGCACGCCGCGCCGGGCTCTGGCTGGCCGTGACCAGCTCGGGCGCGATCACCTCATCAGGGACCACGACTGCCTCACCTTCTGGTGTTACGGGGGCGTCGCCTTCGCCGCCGCCCTCGGGCGGGGTCTCGGGCTCCGGCTCTGGATCTTCCGGGGTCTGCGCCTGGATCAGCGCCTCGGCGCGGGCGGTGCGCGCGACGGTCGCCTCGACCTCGCGCTGCGCCTCCCGGGCGGTGTTGATCAGGCCGACGATCCGCTCCCCCTCGGCGAGGGTGTCGTCGTCGGACTCGGCGGTCACCCCCAGGGCGCGCAGGGCGTCGAGGCCGCCGTCGATGTGGGCTTGCAGCTCCTCGGCCGACAGATCGGCGAGGGTCTCTGGCAGTTCGAACATCACGGGCCTCCGGCGGGTGAAGCGGGACGGGGAAGTAGCACCCCTCCTCACCGGCGCTTCGCGCCGTGTCGTCCGGGAGCTGTGCTCGTACCGGGCGGGCTGGGTCTGAGCCGGGACTCTAGACCTTGGGTGTCACGAAGTCGAGGATCACGCCTTGACGGGCTGGTAGCGACCGCCCTCGCGGCGGATGATCGCCATCGCCGCGGTCAGCGAGTCGACCGTCTCGACGCGGCCGTCCTTGGTCGTGACGACGTACTTCTTCTTCCCGCCTCCGCAGTTGCAGCCCATCAGGTAGTCGTGAAGGCGAGGGAGCCGGACTCCTGGCCGTCCGCGTTCTTGACGGTGAACCCGGCGGACCCCGCCGCGGTGGGGTCGTACGGGGTCGTCAGCGACGTCGCCGAGATGTACGAGGTCGGGGCGTCGACGCCGTTGATGCGGATGACCGAGCCGGACGTGAAGCCGGTCCCCGTCGCCGTGACGGTCACGGCCGGGTCGGCGGCTGCCGCGGTGTTCGGCGTGATCGAGGCGAGCGTCGGCGGGGAGGCCGGCGGCGTGGACGACCCCGGGGTCATCGGGATGTTCTCCTTGCCCCCGACCTGTCGCTCGGCCCAGTCCATCGTGCCGCGGTCGTGGTCCGAGACGAGTGTGGTCGTCGTACGGCCCGAGACCGGGTCGAAGTCGGTGATGTTGGTCTGCTCGGGCATGGCGTCACCGTACTGCGGCGGTCAGGGCCTCGGCGCGGAGGGCATGGACCTGAGCGACGAGGTCGATCGCCCGGCGGGCCCGGACCTTGTCGGCCTCGCGCTGGTCGAGGCGGGCGACGACGGCGATGGCGACGACCTCGGGGTCGATGGCGTTGGGGTCGATCTGCACGATCCCGGCGGCGACGAGCGAGAGCGGCATCTCGCCGGAGGCGGCCATGGCGATCCGTGGGATCGGGAAGCCGGGGACGTTGACGACGAGAGCTGCGACGAGCTCGAGGTTGCCACCGATGCGACGCCAGTCGCCGCTCAAAGCTCCCGTCGCCTTGAGGACGTACATCTGCTGCTCGGAGACGCCGGGCCGCATCGCCCCGGCGACCCAGATGCCGTGGTCGTCCTCGCCGGCGGCGACGTCGGCGACGCCGGTGCCGGTGTCGTCGTAGTGCGCCGCGGCGACGTGCGGGCTATCGGTCTTCTGGGCGTGGCCGGTCTCCATCGTGATCTGACCGACCGGGATGCGCCCGCCGCTCGCCGTCTCGACCTCGCCCGTCCGGAAGTGGGCGTAGTTCGTCGTGGACTTCGGCGGCTCGACGCACTGGCCCTCGAAGCCGACGTGGCAGGTACCCCACGTCGCCAGGTGCCCGAGGACGCGGCCGTCGCTCGTGATCGTCAGCGGGGTCGGCCCGTCGAACCCGGGGTTCTCGAACCAGTCATCGGGTGGGAGCAGCATGGCGGGGTCCTCTTCCAGTTCGGCCGCGGCGCTGAAGGCGGCGTCGAGCAAGGCTTGCATCTCGGGGGTCGTCTCGTTGGGGATGCCGGATGCTTCGAGATCGGCGAGGGCGTCGGCGATCCGGTGACGGTGTGACGGCCGTGACTCGGGGTTCCAGTAGCCGAGCGCGACCTTGTGCAGGTTCTGACACGTCCCCCAGGCGTAGGGGCCGACGTACTTCCGGAGGTGCCGGGCGCAGCGGGTCAGGTCGCCGGGGGAGCCCCAGCCGATCTTCGCCGCCCCGGGGCCGCGGGTCCAGTAGCGCCGGAGGCGCTGCGTCGGGACCGGGTGCGTCGCCCAACCGGGGCCGTCGTGCGTCCCCGGCGGCGACGTCGAGGGCGGCCAGGCCATCAGGCTGTTCGTTGTATCTGTAGGGAACGGAGTCGGCGAATCCTCGCGAGAAAGTTCAGAGGCGTCGGCGGCCAACTCGGGCTCGACCGATGCCGTCCACGACTCGGGGATCAGGTTCTCGGCCCCGAGGGCCTTGGCGCGCTTGCGGATGTGCCGCTTGACGGCGGCGGGGTCCTTGGCCCGGCCGATCGCCTGGATCGCGTTCTTCAAGTCCTCGACGTTGGCGATCGGGTAGCTGCCGTCGGGCATCGCCGTTCCCTTGTCGGCCATCGCCTTGCGCTTGTCGGTGTCGAACGTCCGGGCGACGAGGGCGTCGCTCGTCGTGTTGAAGACGATGTGGTTCCCCGTCGTCCCGGTGTTGAGGATCAGGTCGCCGTCCATCGTGCCTCCGTCCGCGGTCAGGGCCGTGTCGAGGTGGCAGCGGCAGTTGATCCAGATGTCGGGGGGACCGACCGGCTCGCCGGGGTAGTGGAGCTTGTAGCCCCCGACGTCGAAGGTCTCACCGGCGTCGGCGGTGACGCCGTGCATCGGGACGTGGTGGTCGCGGACCCGGTCGTCGAGCATCGTGATCCACGTCTTGCGCGCCTTCGGGGCCGAGTAGTAGCGCGCCGCGTTGGCCGCGGCGACGCCCCAGATGTCGCTGATCCGCTCGACCTGGGCGTCGGTCCCGTCGGGAATCGTCTGGCCCATCGCCCCGTTGATCTGGTTGAGGAAGTCGATCGCCGCCTGGTCGACGCCCTTGGGGTCCCCCGGGACCTCCTCGTAGGCGATGCGGAATATCTCCTCGGCCGCGGCGCGGAGCATCTGCATCCGCTCGGTCTGGTGCGTCTCGGCGAGGGCGCGGGCGATGTCGTCGCGGATCATCGCCGAGAGGTCGGCGGCCGTGCTCATGCGGGCTCCAACTCCAGCGGCGTCGCCGGGGTGGACTCGAGCAGAGCGCCGAGGACGACGGCGGAGTGCTCGCGCTGCGAGGAGAGCAGGCCGCGGACGTAGAAGTCGAGCGTGGCGACGACGCCGGGAACGTCATCGGTGTACGGGGCGAGCAGCTCGGGGGCGCAGTCCCAGGCCCCGGCGAGGAGCTTGTCCGGGTCCCCGGCGAGGGCGCGGTAGATCGACTCGGGCGGCATCGCCGAGGTGTCGGTCCGCGGGTGGGCGTTGCGCAGCCGGTTCCCGGCCCGTTCGAGGACGCGGTAGACGAGGACGTCGCAGGCGGCGCGGAGGTGACCCGGGGCGTGCCGGCGGGTGTTGCCCATCGTCGTCGAGCGGATGCGGTTCTCGTCCTCGAAGCGGATCTCCGAGGAGATGCGTGAGGGGATCTCGCGGCGGTCCGTCTCGTCGGGGATCGTGTCGGTGCGCATGTGGTCGGCGGGCTTGCGCGGCTTGCCGTCCGAGGAGAAGATCGACCCGAGGTCGGCACCGAGCTGCTTGAGCGCCGCTTCGGTCTGCTCGGGAGCGGCGGAGGCGGTGGCGATCTTTCGCAGCATCCAGCGGACGAGCTCCTCCTGCGCCGGGGCGTCCTCGGGCTGGAAGCCGGTCTCGCGGCGTAGCGCCATGCCGGAGAGCTCGCCACGGTCGTAGAGCTCGATCGCCTCGGCGGAGCGGTTGGGCCGGAGGCGGATCGACGACGTGTCGGCGATGCAGTAGAAGTTCTCGGGGTCCTTGACGAGGCCCTGTAGGGCGGGGCGGAGATACGCCGACGTCACGGCGTACGAGCAGACCGACAGCCGCGGTTCGAGGTGCGCCTTGACGGCGGACTCCTCGGAGAGCCAGGCGTTCCAGTGGTTCGAGTCCGAGACGCCGAGGAGCACTTCCGGGGGGACGTCCCAGCCGAGGGCGAGTCTCTTGATCGCCGCGTCGCGCATCTCGATCACGACCCGGTCGAGCTCGCTCCAGAACTTGATGTGCTCGTTCTTCCCGAGGCTCTCGGTCGGGACCATCGCCACGATCGGGACCAGAGCCGAGGGATCGCCGGGGTCGGCGATCGGCGTCATCATCGAGTCGCCGAGGAGGGCCATGAAGATCTGCGCCTGCGAGGCGGCCGGGTCCATCCCCGGCGGGACCGGGAACTGCACCTCGTTGGAGAGGAACAGGATTCCCGCCCCGGCGAGTCGCGAGCGGATCTGCGCCGTGATGTGCGCGTCGTAGCTGACGACCTGAGCGAGCGTCGAGAGCGTCGAGCGGACCGGTGAGTCGGGCCGGGTGGGGTCCTTCGGGTGCGGCGTCCAGATGCGGATCACGAGGTCGTCGCCGCCGAGCGGCGTTCTGCCGCCCTCGGTGCCGAAGTCGGCGGTCATCTTCCCCGAGCTCTGCTGGGTGACCTTCCCCGAGGCGAGGACGTTCCACGAGTCGCCCTTGGCCCGGTTGACGATGTAGCACTCGCCGGCGACGGTCAGGTGCACGCCGAGCTGTTGGAGCATCTCGCTCTGTCCCTGCGGCCCCCCGTAGAGCGCCTCCATCGCGTCGGCGGCGGGGCCCTTGGCGAGCGGGACGAGCATCCGCCCTTCGAGGTGCGCCGCGGTCAGGCGGGCGCGCGACATCACGTTGCCCGTCCACGAGGCGACCTGTCGGAGCTCGCCGACGGACTCCCAGTACGACCAGGCGTTGGCTTGCCACTCCTCGGCGCGACCGGCCTGGTTGCGCGAGGCCGTCGGCAGGCGAACCGCCGAGGCGAGGAATCCGGTAGGTGCCGCCGGTTCAGCGGAGCGCGCCCGAGCCATCGGGCGGATGCTACGCCTCTAGTGGCCCGGGGCCGTGGACTAGGCCGGCGACTCGACCTCGGTCACGCCGGTCGGCTCGCTCTGCGGCGTCCAGCCCTTGGCGTCCCGGGACTTCGCTGCCTCGGACTTCGAGGGGTCGAGCGGCTCGCGCCGCTGGCGCTTGGTCTCGATCTGATGCAGGCCGTCGTCGTGGTTGCTCTTGCGCTTGGTCATGCCGGAAGGTACCCCGCTCAGCGTCGGAGGAACACCAGCCCGGTGTAGGTGAAGTACGTGTCGAGGTCCCCGTAGGCGCGGTAGCGGTTGTTGGCGATCGCCAGCTCGTAGCCGCGCTCGGCCATGTGCGTGATCCAATACTCCGCCGGCTGGCAGTTGACGTGGTGATACCCGGCCTGCCCCGGGACGGCGTGCGTCATCGCCACGACGCGGCCGTTGGTCAGCGTGTCGAGGTAGGCCCCGACGTGCCTTCCGTCGATGTGCTCGGCGACCTCGCAGGACCAGACGAGGTCGACCGGCATGACGAACGGGCCGCGGGTCAGGTCGACGAGGGCGATCGGGGTCACGGCGCGGGTGACGTTGATCAGCGAGCCGTCGATCCCGAAGGCGCGCAGGCCGATCCGGGCGAAGAAGTCGACGGCGTGCCCCTCGCCGCAGCCGACGTCGAGCACACTCTGTATGGCGAAACGCTCGACGAGGTAACGCCAGAGGTGAGGGCACCACGAGCGGTCGTCGCCGTGCCGGAGGTTCCCGCCGAGGTCCGCCCGCGACGGGTCGATGACGGCCATGTCACTCACGCTGATCCGCCGGGATGTCGCGGAGCGTGATGTAGGCGGCGAGCCAGGAGGCAGCGGCCCAGCCGTTGAGCAGCCACCACGCCCAATTGTTGACCGTCCAGGTCGGGTTTGCCCAGGTGATCGCACCCCATATGACGGCGGGGAGGGCGAGGTAGGGGGCGACGCACCACGGGCACTCGATCAGGGGGTTCCACTCCTCGCTCGTATGCGCGAGATACCAACGACGTAGGGCCTCGATCGGTGGGTACGAGTCGTCGACGAGCAGGCGGACGGCGCGGGTCAGGGCGAGGACGCCGGTGACGATCATCAGGACCGTGACGAACTCGCGATTCATAGCGGAGCGATGAAGTCGTTCGCCGCCTTGAGCTTGAGCAGCTCCTCGTCGGTCAGCTTCCGACCGCCCTCGACCGGGCGTATCCCGTCGCCGATCGTGATGTCCTCCTCGCAGAAGGCGCAGACGATCAGGCCCGGCTCGATCTGGACCTGGATCATGTGCCGGCAGGTCATTTGACGTTGGCGAGCGCTTCGGAGTAGCCGGTCATCACGGCGTGGTCGATCTCGGAGCCGAGGCGCTCGAAGGGCTCGTCCCACGCCTGTTGTTCTGTCGTATAGATCGAGCGGTCGACGCGCAACTTCGCTAGCGCGTAGAACGCCGCCGCCGTGTTGGCTTGCCCGCCGCTGAGGGCGTAGCGGGCCATGTCGACGAAGGGCTCACGGCGCTCGGGAGCCTCGCCGATCGCACGCCAGAGCCAGCGCTCGGGCTCGTAGTCGATCGCGGCGAGAATCCGCCACGCCTCCGCTCTCTCCGGGGGCCAGCCGCCGGGGAGGCCGAGGAAGTAGCTCATCTGGACCCTCGCCCGCTCCCAGTCCCCGGCGTAGAACAGCTCGCGGGCGTAGTAGAAGGCCATGCGGTGATCGCCGGGATACTCGTCGACGGCGTCACGGAGGACGTCGAGGTTCGTGTCGTGATGCGTCCGCCGCTCGACCGGGGGATGGTGGTTGACGACGACCGCGGTCTGACGGACGATCCCCGGGCCGACGAGGACCTCGTGCGTCGGGTACTTCCAACGGTGCCCGGCGCGGACGTGGACGTCGTCGCGGCTGATCCGATCCCAGTTCGCCCCGTGGTTGACGACCGTGACCCGATACCGCCCGATCTCTGGTAGGTAGACCGCTTCCAGGCTTTCCCGCCACCCCTCTTCGAGGCGCTCGTCGGCGTCGAGGCGCATGTAGAGGTCAGCCCCGGGGGCGAGGGCGAGCGCGGCGTTCCGTGCGTCGTCGAAGCGGAACGGGTCGAACGTCGCGATGTCGTGCTCGATCGAGTTGAGGTGTAAGAAGTCGTGCGTCCCGTCCGTCGATCCCGTGTCGAGGACGTAGCGGGCGTCGGCCTCGCTCGTCGTGGTCAGCCAGCCGTCGAGGTTGGAGACCTCGTCGCGCATGATGGCGTAGACGCAGACCTTCACGCGAACACCACCTGGGTCAGGCCGTCGTGGCCGTGGATCGCCTCGACGCTCTCGATCCCGTGGTCGTGAAAGACCACGGAGGTCGGGTTCTTCCCGACCCAGCGGAGAGCGACCGTCCCGTCGGTGAACTCGACCCCCTCGGCGACGATGCCCGTGCCGGAGACGCCGGTGACGTCGGTCTCGCGGACCAGTTGGAAGGCTCTCATCGACGTACCTCGATCATTCTCCGGGCCCGGAGCCGGGCCGCTTGCTCTGCCGAATCAGTCCGCCGGAGGCTACGGGGCGAGGCGAGGTCCCCCGGCTTGTTCCGCCCGAGGAGCGCCGTCGCCGCGTGAACGAGCGCATCGAGGCGGTTCGGGCTCGACTTGTCCTCATAGGGAGCCCAAGTCGTCAGCTCCTCCTCGAGATCGGTCAGGACCCCGACGTGATGCACCTTGCCCTGCTCGTAGACCCCGACGACCGGCTCGGCGCGGATGACCTTGCCGCGCCGGGAGTGAACGGGGATCACCCGCTTCGGGACCCCCGCCGCTTGGAGGTTGGCGACGACCATCGCCCCGCCGTAGTTGGTCTCGGCGATCACGGCGTCGGCGGAGAACTCGTCGAAGGCGGCATCGACGGCAGCGGCCCAGCCATACGGTGAGTAGCGCCCCGTCCGGTCGGCGAGCGGGTAGAGGTGATCGCCGGCGCGCCCGACGACGATGATCCCCGTCTCGTCGTTCGATGGCTTCGATCCCCCGGCCGGGTCGACGCCGACGACGACACGGTCGAAGACCGGTGCGACCGGGACCCGGTAGGGGTCGATGAGGTCGTAGTTCCAGAGCGCGCCCTCGACGTCGGTCAGGATCTCGGCGTGTAGCTCCTGGCGGCCTAAGCGCGTGCCCTCGTAGCGCGCCACGATCATCTTCGCGAACGTCGGTGCGAGGTTGGCGAGATTGGCGTACGTGCTCGTCCGGGCGACGCGCGTCTCGGGGTCGGCGACGATCGCCTTGAGCCACGCCCGGGGCTTCGGCGTCGTCGTCGCGACGATCCGCGGGCGCTTCCCGATCCGGAGCCCGAGGAGGAGGTTGTCCCAAACGTCTTGGATCGCGGCGTAGTGAGCCGGCTCGTCGAGCCAGGCGAAGCCGTGCTCGGGGCCGCGGAGGCGGTCGGGTTCCTCGGCCGAGAACGTCGTGCCGATGCAGCCGTTCGGCCACGTCAGTCGACGCTTCGAGGGCTCGTAGTGCGGCCGCTGATCGGGGGCGGCGACGGTGATCAGCCCGCTCTCGCCTTCGAGGCAGACGTCGCGTACGTCGGCCGACGTCGCGGCGATGATCGCGATGCGGTTGGTGACGTTGGTCATCCGGTGCGTGAACTCGCTCCCGGCCCGGGTCTTCCCGCCGCCGCGTCCGCCGAGGAGCAGCCAGACGAGCCAGTCCGGATCGGCAGGCCAGTGCTGGTCGCCCCGGGCGTGATTATGCGACCAGTTCTCGTCGCCTTCGTGCGGGTCACCGTTGCAGTCCGGGACCCGGCAGTAGAAGGGACGCCAGGCGATGTCGCCGACCCGGCGGAGCCGGTCGAGGGCGGCCATCTGCGCGTTCGGCGTCCACGTCCGGTAGGCGTCGAGGGGGATCTCGCTCATCGCCACTCTCCGTCCTGGAGCATCCACTCGATCGAATCCCGCGGCACGCCGTCGGCGACGAGCATCGTCCCGAGGGCGACACGGAGGAGCGGCGAGGGCCCGAGGCCGCGGCGGCGTCCCGCCCCGACGCTGATCAGATACTGCTCGCGGGGCATCCGGAGGCAGAGCGCCGGACGCGGCGGAAGATTCGTCATCGCCGCGGCGAACGTGGTCCCGAGGACGTTGTGCTTCCAGTCCGGTCTGCTCCGCGCGTCGGCGCGGTCGAGCAGCTCGGCGACGTACTCCGCGGCCTCTGCGAGCTCGTCGGGCATCAGACGTCGATGATCGGGGGCTCGAGGGCGTGCGCTTCGGCGGTCCCGGTAGCAGTCACTGTCGCTACCCAGGCGTCGATCTCGGACATCGTCGGGGAGTGCACGATCAGTTCGCTCGGCGCGTCGACGCCGAAGAGTCTGATGTGCCGGTCGATGATCGCGACGGCGACCTTGACCGCCGGGAGGTGCTCGGAGTCCCGCGGATCGGTCGCTTTGCCCCAGACGGAGCGGAGGAGCCGTTCGAGACGGCCTGCCTCCTCGGCCCGGAGGGCATCTCGCGCGCTCCCGTCGAGCGAGCGGTTCGCCAGTTCCGATTCGACGATGGTCCGCGCCGAACCGGAACTGGCGAGACCCAGCGTCTCGGCGATCTCGGAGTACGAGGCACCGGCGAGACGGAGAGCAACGGCGGCGGAGCCCTGCCGGTAGTCGCGGAACTCACCGGTATCGGACCTCTGCCTCTCGGCGTCAACCGACATCGGAGACCAGGTGATCCGTGCGAATCGGTGCGATCGGAGGAGCCGAGGGGTGCTTGACGGCGCGCTGGGACGTGTTCCCCGTCGCCCGCTCGGCGGCGGCGACCATGAACTCGTTGACCGTCCAGCGATTCCGGCGAGCAGCCTCGGCGACCGCCTCGTAGAGCCCGATCGGGAGCCGCGCCGTCACGGCGATCCGTTTCCCCTTGTACGGCTGCGGCACGAGCCGGACTCTACTTGCTTCTGCTTCCCGGCCCTGGCTTCTTCGATTTCCGGAAGCGGGATGCGTCCGAGCAGGTCACGAAGTGGCTGACGTAGAGCGGCGGTATCCGCTCGACGTCACCGGGGAGCACCGTCGCGATCCCGTCGACGACCATCACGTTCCCGTCGTCCCGAGGCTCCGGATCGAGGGGCATCCGCCGCCCGTTGAGCGTTTCGGCCCAGATGATCCGGGCTCCGCAGCCTCGGCAGCGCCCGGAGGTGGTCACCGCCAGATTCCGCCCGCTCCGCGGACCATCCCGCACGCATCGCACCTCACGAGGCCGCCGGCGATCGTCCTCCGCCTGATCGGGAGGTGCTCGCAAGTCGAACGTCCGTTCGGTGCCTCCGCTAGGGGTTCCGGAGCGAGGACGTGGGTAAGCGGCTGGGGATGCTCGGGCTCGGGAGGGGCCCCGGAGACCGCCGGGTGCGCCCCCGAAAAACCGTTGCCCTTCTCGAGCAGACGGGCGATCACCTCGCTCCGCGAGAGCTTGTCCCCGCGGAGCTCATCGAGTCGGGCGACATGCGCCGGCGAGAGCCGGACGGTAACGACTTTGGCGGCCCCCGATGGATGCTTCGGCTCTCTCGGCATTCCGTACACGCTATCCGGTCCGTATCGCGTAACACAAGGGGTCCCGCGCGCGCTTATTGCCTCTCCCGGGGGGTCGATTCTGAGGCTAGTTCGTCGTTCGGAGAGTGCTCCCTCACTAATCCGCTGTGCGCCCTTCGGGCACACACTGCGTTTCGGTGCCGGTGACCCGGGTGGAAAGAATTTCGGATTTCTTTCCCGACGGGTAGTCGTTCGGCCGATCGGCCGATACGCTTGTCTACGTTCTAGTTAGGCCCCGAGTACGGGGCGGGTCGGCCCCGAGCGGGTCGGCCCCGAGCGGGTCCGGTTCGCCGGTCCGGCACATTGAAAATCGAGATTGCGACACCCGCCCGACGACGGTGCGGCACTGGAGCGACGGCACACCTAGTCGTCGGCGATCGCTTAACCCCCGGCTACTCGGGGGACGAATCGTCGGTGCGACAAGGCTAGGTCCCTGCCGTTCTCGGGGGAGAGCCCCGAGCGCGAGAGCGGATAGCGGCCCCGATGCGGGCGGGTGTTAGGTACATGGTCCTTTTCGGCGGTGCGACTCTCGGAGAGTCGGCCCCGTAAGGGGTCGGGCGGGTTCGACACCCGCTCGCACCGCTACTCGCCCGAACGGGCGAGGCACCGCACAGACCGTGCGGGACACCCCGAAAGGAACACCCATGAACACCACACCGAGCCCGAAGCAGGTCGCGCGGATGTCGCTCAAGTCGCTGCAGAACGTCGTTCTGCCGACCACCGAGTACGACAGCTGCCAGTACTCGCACAAGCCGGTCGACGGCGGCACGTTCGCCGACCACACGACCGAGCTCGCCGAGGCTGTTGCGCACCGGATGGCGGAGCTGCTCCCCAACGACAGCCACATCCACCGCACGATCGCCCTGCAGTTCGGCTTCCAGACCCCGCGGCACGCCCGCTGGGCGCGGTATGCCGTCCTGCGGGACAACGGCACGATCGACGACGTCATCGTCCGGCGCGGCGCGTACACGGGTACGCGGGCCGCACAGCCGAAGATGACGGCGGACCAGGTACTCGCGATCCTCGCCGACGTCAAGATGTCGGCTGCCGCCCGCAAGGCGATTGCGGCAACGCTCGCGAGCTAACCCGCAGGAGGCCGGGCAAGCCTCTCCCCCACCCCGAGCGATCGGGGTGGGGAACAAGCCACTCACCCCCACGGAGCGCAAGGTCGCACGGATGGCAGTCGGGCTCGCGCCCGAGGACACCACCGCGCAACAGGCTTGCGAGACGGGTCGGATGCGCCGCGATGCGGACTATCTGCCCCGGTGGATCGAGCACGAGATCGCGATGGACAAGCGGGATGCCGCTGCGTACGTCGGGATGGTCGTCACGCTGGACGTCGTGTAACACGTCTCCCCCGCGCAGACGTCAGGTCTGCGCGGGGACTGCCCCTCTGGGGCTCACGAAAGGAACACAACACCCATGTCCTACCTGCACCAGTTCGCGTCCAGCGTCCCCGACGAACCACGTCGGTGGCTGGACTCGACGATCACAGGGGTCGGCAAGCCACAGCGGCGTGAGCTGCGGTGGATCGCCGTGCCAGAGGGTCCCAACCCACCGGAGTACGAGTGCACCGAGAATGCGGTGCGCGGGTACACGTCGGGGCGGGTCATCTCGAACCCCAACAGGAACGGTCTGCTGACGGTCAACGACCGATCGACAGACACGAAGGACTGCCCACCCGTGCACTCGGGTGGGCCGCACGCGAAGCGGAGAACACGCACAGCGCGCATGAACGGCAGGGTCTAGCCCTGCTCGGCAGCCGGGGTGGCCTGGGGCTATAGCTCCCCCAGGTAGCGGGTTCAACTCCACGCTCTGCCACGACCAGCAGAACCTCTGCTGGCACCGAAAGGAACACCCATGTTCACCATCCTCCTCACCACCCTCGCCCTGTCGGGCTCTGCGCCGGTCCCACCGACGCCGGCGGTCGATGACGGTCCCTGCCCCGCAGGTACCTTCGCATCACTGCCAGAGTTCGACACCGGCACGGTCGACTACGTCGGGTCCGCCAACGCGTGGACCGTCGATGGGGTCGTCGTGGGGCACTCACTCGAAGAAGATGAGTGCATCATCCCGGTCGACACGAAGGTGTCGTGGATCGTCGGCGAGTCCCACCAGGTCGCCACCGAGGGCGAGACCGTTGCCGTCATCCTGTACGGCAACGAGGACCAGTGCTCGTCACTCGGCGGGTACTGGTGGTACGAGGCGTGCGAGCTCGAGCCCATCGGGCTCTCGCTGCCCCTCACGCGCTGAGGCCGCCTGCCTCCGGACCCGAGCACGACTCGGGTCCACGACCAGCGGAGAGTCCGCTGGCAACCGAAAGGAACCACACCCATGACCACCACCAAGTCCCCGAGCCGGCGCAAGCCGGCACCCGCGGCCGAGCTGCAGGCCAACGCCCTGTACGGCTCGACCGAGGCCGCCATCGAGGCGGCCAAGGCGGCTGGCTACTCGGTCTGGGCGTACGGCAACCGCAAGGTCGCTGCCGTCCGCTCTGCCGACGACGTCCGGATCATGGGCGGACCCGAGGATGCCCGTCGCTGGGCGTCACCGAAGTCCGTCTGACGCAGGGCCCGAGGCCCCGGATGTGGGAGCGATCCCACATCCACGATCCCAGGAGGTACCTGGGACATCGAAAGGAACACCCATGTCCATCACCTGCACGTTCGTCGAGTACCACGACGATATGTACCCGGAGTTCGCTCCGGAGCCGATCGTCGTGCGCTGCGAGGCGGATGCGACGGCGAGGGTCTACGGCACCGACGAGCAGGGCTACGCCTTCCACGTCATCTGCTGCGGGCCCCACGCCGCCGAGTTCGCCGACGACGACCGCGCCACCGAGGTCGCACTGAGCACGTTCTTCGCCGAGGGCTATGCCTACGGCGTGGTCCGGGCGACGGCCGCCGGTCTCGACTCGCGCACGGCGACGATCATCAACCACGAAGGGGTCGATGCCGTCATGCCGAAGCCGCTGGCGACAGACGTCCCGCCGTGGGACGACAGCGTCAGCGACACCGAGGGCGACGAGTGGGAGGAGGGCTACCAGTACGGGTGGGAGACCACTCTGGGTAGCCGAGCAGCGGCACTCGAGGGCATCTAGCCCGAGCGCAGGGCCCGCCAGGCCCCGGACGGAGCATCGGCTCCGCCCACTACGCCGCGAGGCGTAACACGAAAGGAACCACCATGCCCACCAACGGAACGACCGAGCAGACGCTGGCCAAGGCGCTGACGAACGTCGCCCTAGCGCACCGGATCGAGATGATCCTGGCGAACAGGAGAGCGTTCAGCAAGCCCCAGGCCGACGCCTACCTGGACGAAGCAGCGGTCCGCCTGAGATGGCGGGACGTCTACGTCAGGCACTCCGTGGAGACCGACCCGGTCGGGCTCCCGACGACGGAGGGCTGAGCATGCCCTGGCAAGGGATCACCTGCATCGTCATCGTCATCGTCGCCTTCGTCAGCGTCGTGCGGCGATGACCCCGCGGTCGAGGATCATCCTCGACCGTGGACTGCGGCAACTCTGCCGCTTCACGAAAGGAACCACCATGACCATGCTCCTGACGCCGAGGGCGCACAGCCACGACGGGGACGAGACGCTCGACGAACGAGTGCTCATCTTCCTGCGGGCCACCGCCTACAAGTTCGGGACGATCACGCGGGGCGTCGATGTAGACGACCCGTGCGAGGTGTACTCGGCCCTGTGCAGGTTGCACGAGGCCGGCGAGGTCAAGCTCGCCTTTCTGCCCGATGGGCAGCCGGTGTACTCCGCGGTCAAGTAGCGCAGGGCCCGCTCGGCCCGGCGCGCGACGAGCTCACCGCTCGTGGCGCGCACTCCGCACCCTGCGGACGAAAGGAACACCCATGTCACACCCACCTCATACGACGACCGTCGTGGAGCGGATTCCGCCCTGCGACGTCGACGCCCTCCACGGCCCGGCCGTGGTCGACGCCCGGATGAACACCCGGTCGTCGTGGGGCTACTTCTGCCAGCGCTGCTGGGAGGAGTACGGATGCCGCGGACTCGACGGCAAGCTCCTGCTCGGACTCGGGCACGGGCAGCGCCTGATCGTGCGCGGCGAGTCGGAGCCGGCGAAGCCGTTGTTCACGGTCGCCGGTCTGCTCGAGTCGATGGGCATCGCCGTCAGCTACGACGACGGCGAGTCCGGACGATGACGCCGGCTGAGGCGCTGGGCCGCTCGATCGTGCTTCACCGCATGGTCCTCGGCCTGGCGCGCAAGGAGCTCGCGGCCGAGGCAGGGATCTCGTATCCCTACATGGCCGAGATCGAGCTGGGGCGCAAGGAGCCGACGATGGCGACGCTGAGGACCCTTGCCGGGGCCCTCGGTGTCGCACCGTCGACGCTGTACGCCTTCGCCGAGAAGATCGAGCGTGGAGAGCCGCTGCTGGCCTAAGCAGACGGACGGACGAGCTGTCGTGGCTCGGCCGCCCACTCCGGGCGTCCGCCCGGTACACGAAAGGAACACACCCATGAGCTACCTACCTCCCCCGCGCCTGACGTCGGATGACGTCGACGTCCGGTCACCGTTCTCGGTGATCGGATCGACCAAGCGCGTCTGGCGGATCACCAGGTCGACGAAGCCGCTGACGATCCCGTTGGCGATCATCCTCCTCTGCCTGACGATCCCCCTCTCGGTGAGCTGGCTGCTGATCGTGCTCGTACTCGCCCCGATCACCCTGCCCTGGCGGGCGTGGCGGCGGAGCGGGCGGAACACGAAGAAGCAGGCCATTCAGCACAAGGAGGCTTTGGACACGATCCACGGCCTCCGCTGAAACCGCAGGGCCCGGATGGCCTCGCCCCCGGCATCCGCCGGCCGGTGGCACTCGGGACCGCGAGGTTCCGTATACGAAAGGAACACCCATGACCACACCCATCAACTACGTCGGCACCTTGCCCGACGGCCAGGAGCTGCTCGTGCAGATCTGGCCCGAGAGCGACGGTGGCGACGGCCGGATCACCGCGGCAACCCGCCCGGTGAGCTGGGCGACGTGGGGCCCGCCCGTCACGCTCGAAGAGAGGGCGTGATGGAACTGCCCTACGACGGCGACACCAACGACGCCTCGCAGTACTGCAAGCACGGGACGTTCATCGGCTCCTGGTGGGGCCCGGACTACCTCTGCCAGGCCTGCGAGGACGGCGAGCCCGCGCCCGGCGAGGAGCGGATGGACGACTGGCGCACCGCGGTCGCCAACGGTGACACCGTCTTCGGCCTGGCCGACTGGACGGCGCATCAGGAGGCGGCGGAGGACGCCCGCGACATGGAGCTCGAGCAACGCATCCTCGCGTCAGAGCGCGAGGCGGAGTGCGACCGGCTCAACCGCTTGCGGTGACTCAGGGCCAGAGGCCCCGGATCGGGACGGCCCGATCCACTCGCCAGGACGAGCCTGGCGTACACGAAAGGAGCAAACCATGACCACCACCAAGACGACCCGGTCCCTGCGACCGGGCGACGTCCTGATCTGGGGGGACCTGCGCGACCGCGTGGTCGCCGTGACCCCCGTTCCGAACTCGGTGCTCAGCCGGGTCGCGGTGAGCCGTCGGTTCGACGATGGCAAGACCGTGCCGACGTTCTTCTACGCCGGCAACGACGCGGCGCACGAGCTCGTGGAGAGGAACCGCTGATGGGCTACGACATGTACGCCCGCGGCGAGATGAAGCCCCGTGATGACGGGAAGCAGGACAACGACGAGCCGGGCTACTTCCGGCTCAACATCTTCGGGATGGGCCAGGCCCGTGAGGAGCTCTGGCCGATCGGCATCGTCCGCGGTGCCAACGCCCCGGAGGTGCCGATGGCCGCAGACTTCGGGGTCGAGGACAGCTTCGACTTCGAGGACAGCGGCGTCGAGCTGACGCCGGCTCAGCAGCGCTACACAGAGGCGCTGACGAGATGGCGGGCGGGGAACACCGGCGACGCGCCGGGCATCCCGATCTACAAGCTCGGATCCAACGACGGCTGGGTCGTCAATCACGTGGAGGTGACCTCGGGCGTCGGGTTCGCCGACGCCAACTTCCCCGGGTGGCGGGACGGCCTGACGGACTACGTGTTGGAGTTCGTCGAGTGGGCCGAACGCTGCGTGGAGGGGTTCGAGGTCTGGTAGCGCAGGGCCCGCGTAGGCCCGGCCACGTTCCGCTTCACCGCGGGACGGGGCACTCCGCCGCTTCAAGTCCGAGGCGGCGGTAACGGAAAGGGACACCCAATGGCTGATGAACCCATCACCCCCGACCCCGAGGCACCCGAGGAGCTGGAAGTCGTTCCAGCTCCGGAGGAGCAGCCGGAGGTTCAACCGGAGGTGACACCGGAACCGGAGGCAACGCCCGAGCCCGAGGCCAAGGCAATCCGCGCCAAGCGGGTCGCCAAGGCCGCGCCGGCGAAGAAGGCTGCGCCTGCGAAGAAGGTGGCCAACAAGGCTCCGACGGGAGCCAAGGCGGCTGCCGTCAAGAAGGTGGCGGGGAAGAAGCTGGCCTCGGTGCCCGACATCACGCCCTCGGAGGGCAAGGGTCGGGTGCTGACCGGCATCTATCTCGTCGGCGTCGACGAGGACGGGAACATCGAGATCTGGGGTCGCGAGGCCCCGCGGGCGTGGCGCATGATGCGCGGTAACGCCAAGGACTCGATGCTCGAAGCCCAACTCGGCGTGCTTCGGACGGTGGTCAAGGCCGGCTGAACCCGGACCGGCCCGGCGCGGGCTCAACGCCCGCGCCGGGCACTGCGCTTCGGCGCATATCGAAAGGAACCACCATGTCAGGACCACGAAAGCAGCTCGTCGGACGACGGGTCCGCCTGATCCGCTGCTCGGACCGCTTCACGCGGATCGAGCCGGGCGAGGAGGGCACGATCGTCAACGTCGACGACATCGGGACGACCCACGTGACGTGGGACAACGGCGTCCGCCTCGGCCTGGTCCCCGACCAGGACGAGTGGGAGGTGCTGCCATGAACGGCGTCGACGATGTCTTCGACGCCATGCGGCGCGATGTCGCCCGGGAGGTCCCGGGCCTGCTGGCCGAGGCCACCGAGGCGGAGGAGGAGACGTGGGACACCGCGGGGTTGCAGCGCGACTTCAAGGTGCTCTCGTTCGCTGCTCCGTTCGTCGTCGTCGAACGCAAGTCCGACGGCGTGCTCGGGACGCTGATGTTCAGGCACCAACCACGCGTCTACTTCGGCTTCGAGCCGGCGTGACGCCGGACGGCTGGGGGTCACTCCCCTAGCCGCCCACTCCGCTTCGGCGGATCAACGAAAGGAACACCCATGACCGATACCAACATCACCGAGCAGGTGAGCGTCGCCCTCTGGGAGGAGCGCGTCGCCACCGAGCGGACGCGCGCCGACCTAATGCAGGAGCGGGCCGACTTGATGGAGGCCCGCTTCAACGAGCACAAGCTCCGGGCGGACAACGCCGAGAGCGACCTGCTCGTCATCGGCGAGGCCGTCCGCCAGGAGGCGGTCGACCGCGAGTTCTGCTCGGCCTACGAGGACTTCGTGAACCGGGTCAACTCCCGGACCCACGGGTCCTGGCTGGTCGAGCGGTTGGAGTCGGTGACGGTGCGCTTCACCGTCACCGTCTCCGGCTCGGGCAACGTCGCCGAGATGGCGAGCTTCGTCGACGGCGTGCGCTCCGTGCTCAACGGGGCGTTCGACGACGACGAACTGGTCGACGACATCGACGTACTGCTGGCCTAGCAGCACCTAGGACGGACGCCGGGGTTTCACCGCCCCGGTGCCCACTCCGCGCGAGCGGAATCACGAAAGGAACACCATGACCACAACCCAACAAGAGCTGCGCGAGCAGAACTGGGAAGCCCTCGCCGTCGAGGGAGGCGCAAAGCTGCACGGAGATGACGACGTCCTGTTCGAGGGACACCGGTTCGTCTTCCCCGAGTACACCGACCTCGACGAGGGCATCTCGGCGCTGCTCGAGAAGCGCGAGCAGGCGAGCATCATCACCAACTACGTCCGCACGTTTCCCTACATGCCCTACGACGGGGCACGGGCGACGGCGCTGGCGATCAAGGAGGTGGCGGGGTTCAGCCTGGTCAGCCGCCGGCCTCAGCCGGCGGTCGTCAACGTCGCAACGGGCCCCGGCCCGGACGACGTCGAGCAGGTCCCGTGGGGTCCACTCGACCTCCCGGGCCTTGCGGGTCTCAAGGTCTTCGTCGGATCGACGATGGACCCTGAGCTCGGCCCGATCTACGAGTGCCGAGTCCAAGCCCCGGCGCGCTTCAAGCATCACGTCGAGGGGTTGTTCCGCAAGATCGCCCGGATTCTGCGGACGAACTCGATCTACCGAGGCAAGGCCATCTCCGCCGGAAAGGGAGACGGCGAGCTGAAGTTCATCGACACGTCCACGGAGGGCGATCCGATCGTCTACACCGACTCGGTCACCGACCGGCTCGACGGCGATCTCTGGAGCTTCCTGCGCTATCCGGCGCAGATGGAGGCCTTCGGGGTGGGCGGCAAGTACGCCGTCCTGCTCGAGGGGCCATTCGGCTCGGGCAAGACCCGGGTCGGCAACACCACGGCGGACATCGCCGTGGAGAACGGCTTCACCTTCATCGCCGTCGGGCCCGACGACGACCTCGGCGCGGGGCTGCGGTTGGCTCGGATGTACGAGCCAGCGGTGGTCTTCGCCGAGGATGTCGACGTCCGCGCCGGGAAGAGCAAGCGGAACATCAACAAGGCGCTCGACGAGATGGACGGGCTGCACACCAAGGGTCAGAAGTTGATCGTGGTCTTCACCACGAACTACGCCGATCAGATCCACGCCGGAATGCTCCGGCCGGGTCGGATCGGGGCGACGATCCACATCGGTGCGCTCGACCGTCCGAGCATCGAGCGCCTGACCCGCGCCGTCATCGGCGACCTACGCGCCGATGACGTCGACTACGACGCCATCGCCGAGGCGATGGACGGCTACATGCCGGCCTTCATCAAGGAGGCGTTGCGCCGCTCGGTGCGCTACTCGATCTCACGGAACAAGGGCGTTCCGGGGCCGATCGGGCAGCGCGAGCTGATCCTGGCCGCCGACGGCCTGCGCGATCAGCTGGCGCTGCAGCAGCGGGCCTCGACCGAGGTGGTCGAGGAGTCCGTCGGCGCATCACTCAAGGCGCTCACCGCCGAGGTGATCGCCGAGGTGCTCGAACGCGCCGAGGTGGTGCGTACGGGCTACGACGACGACGAGCCGTGGGCGACGTTGGCAGTTTCGGCCAACGGCGACCGCTAGCACGTCCGGGGGGCGGGGGCTCAACCCCCCCGCCCCCCACGACCGGGCGGCGCGTTCATGGGTGTCGCGCCGTCCGGTTCACACCGACGGACACCCACACGAAAGGAACCACCATGAACCGAGCGAAACGATGACCGGGGCCGGGTTCGCCTGCGCGCTGGTCATCGGCGTCATCTGCGGGGCGTTCATCGGAGTGGCGTGGGATAGATACTCACGCCGCTACGACGATCACCGTCCGAGCTACCAGCGCAAGGCTGTCAGTAAGGAGAGGCTCGCCAGGATGCACATCCTGGACGACGAGCACACCCGTAGATGGGACGACGACTGATGGGCGGGACGACCTTCATGACCACGATGTCGGCTACGGAGCCGGTCGACGTGGCGTTCGCCCGAGCCGTCGAGCAGGCGGCGTGGGAGCACGGTCACGGCGGCTACACCGGCACGATTGCCGAGAAGCACGGCTACGTGCTGTTCACGATCCCGAGCGGTTTGACGACTCGGGACGTGATGGAGCTGCTACGGAAGTTCGAGGAGAACGCCTGGGCCCGCGACGAGGACAAGGTCCCGGTGGTGATACCGCCGGGGCTGGACCTCGCCCGGATGTTCCAGGTGTACGACGACAAGTGGGGGCCAGCGGTGGCCTTCCGGTCGGAGGACTCCTGGGTCTTCTGCGGGTGGGCGTCGTGCTGAACAACTTCCAAGGCGATCGGCACGCCCTCTACTCGGGATGGGTCCTCGGCGCAATGATCGCCGAGGGCTACGTCGTGCGCGCTGTCGTCGATGGCGACGGGGACTACCTGCCGAGAGTGAGGTTCATCGCCAAAGACCCGGCGTTGAGCATCGAGCTCGACATCCCCGAACCGCCCGACGACTGGGCGCTCGTATGAGCGGCGAGAACGCCGAGCTGGTCTCGCGACTGGCCCGGCGGATCGCCGAACCCGCGCCGGAACCACAGCTCCCGATCACCGGGGAGCTCAACGCCCCGATCGACACGGTCCAAGCGGACTGCCTGTCGCTACGGGCGCTGATCCGAGGGTGGATCGCCGACGCCAAGCAGGAGGTGGCGGTATGGCAACCAAGACCCGCTCCGCCCCGGTGAGGCGGAGGCGCAGCACCGTCGAAACAGCGTTTCTGACGTGTCGGGTGCTCCGACACGCCTGGGACGTCATCGGCGGTGGGGATCGCCGTCCCGAGTTCGGGACGATGACCTGTCTGCGCTGTATTCGGTGCGGAACACTGCGCTACGACCGCTACAGCCGGATCACCGGTGAGCGGTTGGGCCCGCCGGCCTACGTCTGGCCGGATGGCTACCGCGACAGTGAATTGCACGACATGGCCTGGTGGCGGCATCAGTGGGCCGAGGACGTTTACGCAAAGCGTCTCTCGGTCGACGGGTTGGATGGTCCGTAGCTGATTCAGCTTCGGAGGTGAAAAACCCACTTGCCTCCATAGGCCCCCGGGGGTGGCGGCCCAATACCGCCCCCCCGGACTCCGGCGCTTGCCGGTACGGAAAGGAACACACCATGAAAACCGACACGCCCCTCATAGGGGTCCGACCCGATGGCGAAGTCGTCACCGTGCCGAACACCTACGAGGGGATCAAGGCCGGCCTCGACGATGGCTACCTGGAGTTCGTCCAGGGTGAGCACTTCGGTGCGTACATCGACGAGGAAGGGCTGCTCAAGGAGTTGACGTTCAACTTCCCGGCGTCGATCCTGCTGGTGCGAGCGGTCTTCGGGCCGGTCGTGCTCTGCGATAACACCCCCGACGACGAGGGTGACACGGTCCCGATGCCGGAGAGGTTCCGCGGGTTGGTCGACGGGATCACGGCGCGATGGCGCGTCGTGGTCGAGGAGGCGACGCGGAACGGGCAGAGCCTGACGGTCCTGTCGACCTCCGACACGATCCCGGCCCCCACGATCATCGCGTGGGGTCCGGACGGGCCGGAGGTCATCTGATGGCGTGCCCGGAGAAGATGGCCCGGCTCGCATACCGCGGGCCGGACTTCGACATCGACGGGGTGGTGGTTAGGCGGTTCGTCGTCCCCGAGGACGACGACAAGACGTTCGAGCAGTTCGTCGCCGAGCTGCCGCACGTCGCGATGGGCCGGGGGTGTGACCCCGGAACGTACGCCGCGCTCTCCGTCGACGGGAAGCTCTGGATGAGCGACACGACGGCGGAGAAGAACGACCACCTGATGCCGATCGCAGTAGCCGATATGGCTCCGGGCGGGCGAGGGCTCGTCACGGGGCTCGGACTCGGCTGCGTCGTCGCGGCGATGCTGGACTCGCTCGATCACGTCGATGTGATCGAGCGGGACTGGCGCGTCGTCGAGACGATCGGTGCCTGGTACAAGGGCACCTACGGCGACCGCGTGGAGATCATCCACGCCGACGCCTACGCCTATCGCTGGCCCGGAGGTCAGCGGTGGGACGTCGTCTGGCACGACATCTGGCCGTCGCTCTCGGCGAAGAACCTCACCGGGATGGCCAAGCTGCGCAAGCGCTACGGCTCGCGCGCTGTTTGGCAGGGCTGTTGGGGGTTCGAGGAGTGCAAGTGGATGCGCCAGGTCGAGCGGAACGATGCGAGACAGATCGCCTCGCTCCTCGGGACGAAGCGCACCAACGCCAGGATCAGGCCGCGATGAACGAGGACGGCTACTGGAACATGCACTGCTGGGGCGGCCTGAGCGAAGCTCAGCAGGACCGCCTCGTCACGGTTGGCAACCTCCCCTTCGGGTTTCGGCCCGAGGGGGAGTGCCCCAACCCGGCAGAGCTCGAGGTCACGACGATGTACGACCTGGCACCGGGGCCGCGGTTCTACTGCCTCACCTGTGCCATCAAGTACCTGGAGGAGCTACGTGAATCCGAACAGTGAGTTCGTCGTCGTCTGCCACGGGGCAGCCGGCGACCTCCCGTACCGCCCCGAGTGGGACGGGACCTACCTGGAGTCCTACGACCCCGACGCCCACGAGGGCATGGGGGAGATCGTCTGGACGCCCGACATCACCAAGGCGATGAGGTTCGCCTCGTTCGTCGCGGTGATGGCGGCCTGGCAGACCACGTCGACCGTCAACCCCGTTCGGGATGACGGTCGGCCCAACCGGCCGTTGACCGCCTTCAACATCGAACCGCGCCCGGTCGGCTGACCGGGCGAGAAAGGAACACATGGACCTGAACCTGATCCTCGACCGCTTCGCCACGGCGGCGAACGACCTCTACGCCAAGGACGGAGAGCTCGTTCCCATGCTGGCGGTGAAGTCGCCGAGGATCGACCTGTCGTGTCAGCTCCCGGGGAGTATGCATCCCGGCGACAACGCCGAGCGGCTGCTCGCCCGACTCGGAGCGATGCTCGAAGTGACCGCCGCGGCGTTCATGGTCGAGTCGTGGATGCAGCGCTTCGACGCTGACATCGACGTCGACACGGCGATGGAGATCCCACGCGGCCACCTCGAGAAGCTGGCCGCTTCGGGAGACCCGACGGTGGAGACGGCGCTGGTCGTCGTCGTCACCGACGGGGAGTCGTGGCAGACCCGCTGTACGCGGGCGAGCACCGGCGAGGTCATCACGGCGTACTACAGCCCGATGGCCGACGGCCTGCGCGACGCGCTGGCCTTCGGACGTCGCCTGGACGACGCATCGACACGGGAGATACGCACCGAGCTGGGGCACCTGGACGAGGACTCACTCGCCGAGGTGCTCGGGGAGGGGCTGATCCAAGCCGGCCTCGCGGTCGGCATCGTCCTGGCGGGAAACGCCTGGGAGCGTTTCAACTAGGGTCACCAACAACGAAAGGAACACCATGGCCAAGAAGAAGTCCAAGGTGACGGTCGAGCAGCCGTGGGTGCCACTGCACCCGGCCACCCGCGTCGACAAGACGCCCGAGCAGATCGCTCAGATGCGCCAGGCGGCGATCGACATGGGCTACGACCCCGACGAGATCGAGGCGCTGGCCCGTGAGCCCAACGAGATGTGGAAGAACCACCGCTACACGATCATCGTGGAGCGGTACCCGAGCGGTCACGTTCGGCACATCTCGCTACGGCGCAACGACCGGAAGCCGATGATCCCCTGGCGTGACCTCCAGCGGATCAAGAACGAGTTGGCCGGCGACGACGCCGAGGCCGTCGAGTTGTTCCCGTCCGTGGAGCGACTCGTCGACTGCGCCAACCAGCGCCACCTCTGGGTCTGGCCACCCGGCGAGTGGGTCCCGGTCGGCTTCCGCGAGGGAGCCATCGGGACCCCCGAGCAGGCGGCCGCCTACGGGGCGGTGCAGTCATAGCTACAAGGAAAGGAGGTGTCGGATGAGACCGGCACCCGACGGGTTCATGCTCGTCTCGGCCGCAGCCGCCGAACTCGGCTGCAACAACCAGCGCGTCTACGCGCTGGTCAACAAGGGCGCGCTCGACCACAAGGTCGAGAACCGCCACGTCTACGTCTCGGAGGAGTCGGTGAGGGTTCGGCAGCGTCTACTGGCGCTCCCGAATCATCTGCTGACGCTGGCCGAGACGTCGGAGGCACTCGGGGTCACACGGCGGACGATCACGAACTGGGTCCAGGCGGGCAAGCTCTCGCCCGTCTCGACCGAGACGCGTCGGACGTTGTTCGACCCCTTGGACGTGGCCCGGGTCGCGGCGGCGCGATCCGGGCCGCGTACGGGCCGCGTCGGTCCCCGTACGGGCCGCGTAGGCGACCCGTAGCGGCCC